CCTAATACCGGTGTAATACAAATAAACGGCACTGCCAGCCCAGTAGTTAGCCACTGGGGAGCAGCTTTTGTACAAGACGGTGGATTTGATACTGACCGTTCATATATTTTCAACTACAGTCAGCCTAATGTAAATATTTCAACTAAGAAAACTACCGCTTTTGCAGTACGATTAGCACCTAGCGTAAGTAATGCATTAACTGGTGATTTAGGCGGTCGTGAACTGATCAATCGCGCTAGTTTCTTGTTACAAACACTTGAATCGTGTGCGGGTAATACAAGTAATGCTAATACAGCGATTGTTATTGAAGGAATTTTAAATCCTAGCAATTATCCTGCACTATCAAATATTCAATGGGCCAGTTTGAGTTCAGCTGTGAATCCAAGTGGACAACCAAGTTTCAGTCAAGTTGCTCCTGGCTCTTCAATGGTGTTTACAAATAGTGCAAATAATTTTACCACTATCACCAATGTTGGCGGATTAGGTGTGGGTGCGCTAAGTATGACTGTTGTCAGTACAACCGGTATTAAAGTAGGAGATGATGTATTTTTTCCAGCAACTACCAACGCTTGTCAAGGGTTAACCAAAGTTACTGCAATTAATAGTCTTACCATTACTTTTAACTTTGCTATTGTTACTGCTGTTTCTGCTAGTTCAATTGTTCAGTTCAGTAGAGGAACTTATGCCTTACCAGGTGAAACTGTATTTTCATATGTAAATTCACCAGCTAACAAAGACGCTCTAGATTTGACACCATTTAAAGAATTGACCAACACACCAATTGGTGGCAGAGGTACTTATCCTAATGGTTGCGATGTATTGTTTATCAATGCTTATATTACACAAGGAACACCCCTTAATCAGAACTTGGTTCTACGATGGGGCGAAGCTCAAGCGTAAAAAACAAAAAGCACTCTTAGGAGTGCTTTTTTAGATTAAATCAACTAGATCAAATACTGTTTGTAGTTTAGTACGAATAATTTTGCTAGAAAAACTATTTCGTAAACCTTGATGCAATGGCTTAGGAGCTCGATCAATAGTGGCCCAAGCCCAACCTTGATGCTCGTTACTTAAAACAGGGACAAATTCATTTTCAATTACGCACAAGTAAGTATGAAAATTAAACACATTGTCATTACTGACAAATGTTTCTAAAGGAATAGTTTTAATTATAACAGGAATACTTCCGATTTCTTCCTGTATCTCACGTTGCAACCCTTCCCAGGGAGTTTCACCACTTATAGTGGTACCTCCTACAAGTCCCCAAGTGCCTTCGTGTTTGCCTTGGCGTTTCTGTAACAATAAAAATCGACCAGTTGTTTTAGCATAAAACAATGCACCGCTACAGACTATTGATTCTTTTATAATACTATTTTCCATTGACTTGCTGGATATTCACCTTCGTAGCTCTTGACCCAGGAAACTCCATTCCAAAGATATTGAACTCCAGTGTATATATTAGTTTGCCATATCATAGTGGTTGTTTCTTGACTACTATTAAAAATTATTTTCCATGCTGAACCAGTCCATTCAATGATGTCATTAGCGGTTGCTACCAGTGATCCCCATACTTCAGTAGTAACTCCTTGCGCTCCTATATCTTCTATGATTAGATATCTAGTTCCTGCTACTAAATGGGTTGGGGTGTAAGTTTGTGGATTTATTATAGCATCAAAAGTACCAGGACTGTTAGGTCTATAACTACCGGCTCCGTTGTAATTTACTGCACCTTCTAAAACGCCATTACTATCAATTCCAGTATTTGTTGTCAGAGTGTCAGGATTCCAATTAACTTGTAGAATTGTAGGGTCTAAACTGTTTATAGCAACAGTTCCTACCACATACGATCCGTTAGGTTGTAATAGGTATATTGTGCTACTACCGGCAACATATTTGCCTCCTGCTGTAGCAAATATTTCTAACCAGCTTATCGGTGTACCTTGTCTCACAGGCGCAGGATTTAATGAAGGTTCATTGGGCAAAACGCTTTCTGCTGAATTAAGGGCAATTACTTGCGAACCATACACTTCCAACTTGTATCCACTGATTGTAGTAACTATTTGATCAATTAGATCTCCAAAAGACACAGTTCCAGCAATAGGATCGTCCCCTAATCCTTCAATGTAATTGCCTGAAGTTGCTGATGTTCCCCATAAACTGGTAATAATTTTTGTAATAACTCCAAGCCTTTTAACTTTAACTGGCGGACTGATCCATATAGGAGTATCTAAAGTTAGCGTCGCTATATCTATTGGTGTATCATTACCAACTGGCACTTGTTTGCTTGACCAGCTAATATCATCAAGATTTAACACGCTTAAACTGGTCCAATCTAAGTAGTTATCACTAGTTTGTAACTCTAAACTAGGATTAAATAAAACCAATATCTGCTCTAGTATTTGTAATTTTTGTTCTGTACTGCTAGCCCAAATATCTACTTTTAAAGTCAGTTTAAATGGTGTGGGCATTAATCTTTCTACGGTGTAGTTTCGTCCTTGACTTTGATTATAGGTTGTACCATCAGAAGATATATCTCTTTCGCGAATATTCACTTTACTGATAAAAGTTGCATCAGAAAGTCTTTCTTTATCTAAGGCTAATGCAGTAACATACACACTGATTCTAGGCACACTATTAACTTTATTTTCAGTATTACTTCTAATAATACTAGCAACTTGTCGGTCAGCATCCCCATACATTACAGGTATTCGGCGCAGTGTGCCATCACTATATTGTACCACAAAATTACTAAACACACGAATTACTTGTGTGATGTACCGTCTAATTTGCCCATCGTAGAAAAATTCCATTATAAATCTGCCCTTGGTTTTAGTGCCTTACTTAAACTTTGTCGTTGTGCATCTCTAGCATTATATAGTGTAATAGTCCATTGCCCAGCATAAGGAATTGTTTGCTGAACAGAATTAATTACTGGCAAATTAATCTTAATGCAGGCAGTTTGAATGCCAGTTGGACTAGTATATTGATAGCTGGTAATTAGTCCCTGATAGTCTGCAACAACATATTCGATAGTCTGTTGAGCTGTCTGAAACTTTAACACAAGATAAGGTGCTGTCGTAGTGTAAGGAATTATTGTTTCAACGATAGTAGCGCCAATGGCCAATGTCTTATAATCAGTAGCTACCGCATCGTTGTATGTATAGTTATCGTTATTAATAAATCCAGTTTTTTGAGTAGATCTTGTATCAGTTTGGGTCATAGTCATTCGCACAGAATCTTCTACAGCAATCCACACACTTTGTGTACCATCAAATCTAAATAATCTATTTGGAAAATAATCGGTTCTTAAGAAAAAATCATCAGTAGCAGGATTGGCTGGAAATTGTACTCCAAACCCAAAATCGTAACCATTGACTGGAAATCCATCCCCTATTAAATGTCCTGTGTATCCACTTCTTTGGGGAACGCCATCTTGTGCACTTGCTAAGATTGAAGTGCCGCTATCGCTTGCCAATAGGTCTGTTTCGTCGGCTGTTTTTAGCACAGGTTTACCAGTTAGGGGATCTGCTGCTAAAGTATAATATTGTCTAGTTTGGTATCCACTTTCTGGAGCATCTGCTTCACTTTGAGCTATAACTTGATCATTAATAGACAGCTCAGTGTTATACATGCTGAGCAAATCTCTTAGTGTATTATTTGTAGGATCACCGTTGGCATCTTTTGCAGGTTGATCAAAAATATCTTTGTATTGTTGACTATCAACAATTTTTTTAATTTTTAACCTGTAAAGATGAGGGAACCAAGTGACACTGAATCCCTCGCTGGCACGACCAACATCTTCAATAACATAATATCTGGGCATAGCAACATCAAAATCGCCCAACGCAAACTCATCTCGCAGATGTGGTAGTTCTATAACATCACCACTAATAGGTTTACGACCAACATACTTAATAAAATCATTAATGTGTACAGTCATGTAAAGTGTATCGTTATCTATAAAAAGACCAAATTGACTTAGATTAAAATCTATATTTTGAACATTGTATAGTCCACGAATTCTATAAATTTCTTTATCGTAAGTCCTATCACGATTTTCTAAAAATAATAAATCTTGAATATTAGTCACGCTAGTGCTAGGATAAACGGGTTTATCAGCGGTAGCATTATTTTCTGTATTATTAGTACCTAAATATTTGTGTAAGTAAACATCAGTACCGCCAGCTTGAAACATCTCACTGGCGTTGCGATCTATAAACTTATAGTCTGAACCCTTTTCGGGACGGTATAAAGAAAGTCTTGGCATAGTAACATATTTATCTTAGCTAAATATAGTAAGAGGATTAAAATATGGACGATTTACCATCAACGACGCAATCAGATTCAACAACTGAAAGAAACAAAGTGTTTGATTATTGCCGTACCATGCTAGGCGATGGTATGATTGATGTAGAATTAGATTCTGTACACTACGAAACTGCTTTAGATAGAGCTTTAATAAAATATCGTCAACGTAGTCCCAATGCTGTGGAAGAAAGCTATCTATTTTTAGAACTTATACAAGATCAAAATGAATATAGATTACCTGACGAAGTAATTACAGTTCGAGAAGTATTCAGGCGTGCCATTGGAAGTCGAACTGGCATTGGTGCTGGCGGCACACTTTTTGAACCGTTCAATTTAGCCTATACAAATACTTATTTGATGTCAGGCAGTATGATGGGCGGCCTAGCCACTTACGATGCGTTCGCTGGTTATCAAAAATTGGTAGGTCGTATGTTTGGTAGCTATATTGAATTTTTATGGAAACCAACCACACATATTTTAAATATTTTACAACGCCCATTTGCACAAGGCGAACAAATTTTATGTAGAACCTATAACTATCGTCCAGACTGGGTACTGCTTCAAGATATCTACTGTAAGCAATGGTTAAAAGACTATGCACTGGCTACTTGTAAACAAATGCTAGGGCAAGCTCGTAGCAAATTTGGATCCATTGCAGGTCCAGGAAGTCCAATAACTCTAAACGGAACGGCGCTCCTAGCTGAGTCAAAAGAAATGATCGATAATTTAGAAAAAGAACTAATAACTAATGAAGTAAACGGTAGTAATGCCTATTATTTCATAACTGGTTAAAAAAATCTTGACCTTGTAATAAAACTGTTATATACTAGAGTTACTCAAGGGGGCTCTATGATCATAGGTGTGTGCGGTTTTATTGGTTCTGGCAAAGATACTATTGCTGATTATTTGACTAACTTTCACGGTTACAGACGAGAAAGTTTTGCCAACAGCTTAAAAGATGCTGTTAGTAAGGTGTTTGGATGGGATAGAACCATGCTGGAAGGCCGTACTAAACAAGCCCGTGAATGGCGAGAACAAGTAGATCCTTGGTGGGCAGAACGTTTAAACATGCCTAATCTTACTCCGCGTTGGGTGCTACAATATTGGGGCACTGAAGTTTGTCGTAAAGGTTTTAACGATGATATTTGGATTGCCTCATTAGAGAATAAACTACGCAATAGTAAAGATGACATTGTAATCAGTGACTGCCGTTTTCCGAACGAGATTAAAAGCATTCGGAACTCGGGAGGAAAAGTTATTCGTGTTAAACGCGGCCCTGAACCAAAATGGTATAAATCTGCTGTTAGTGTTAATCGTGGTCCAGATGGCAACATCGATTGGGCGTTAAGTAAAAGTCGTTTAGAAAAGGCAAATATTCACTCAAGTGAAACTGCGTGGGTAGGCACTCAATTTGATCATGTATTAGATAACGACGGCACTATAGATGATTTATATCAACAAGTCCTAACTGTTATAGGTCAGGAATAAGATCTCCCTGTCTCCATTTAATCCCTTCTTTGTGCAATACTCTAGCACAGTTAGAACATACTGTTTTTAAGTTTTGCGGCCTACAATTATTTAGATCCCCGTCTACATGAAATACTGTGAATATTTCTTTATGTAATGATTTGAAACCACATTTATCACAGTTATTTTTTAATCTATAACCTGCTTGATACCATCTAGCAACTCCGGCTGCACCTTGTTTCAAACAAACATTACACAATCTGCGGTAAAATGTTTTACCTTGTTTATGGTAGTTAACTGCCCTCGGTCGTAATCCACATTTACACAACGGTCTCATAATCTATTTACGCATCCCTGGCCTTTTCACGGCCTTTTCTTGAAGTATATCTGGTATAAAAATTCAAAATACTATAAATACATTAAGAAACATGTACTCATGGAGATAATACAATGGCTCAATTAAATTCACCAGGTGTAAGCGTAACCGTAACAGACGAATCGTTTTATACCCCAGCGGCGCCTGGAACTGTACCTTTAATTATTGTTGCTAGCCAAGCAAACAAACAAAATGCAGCAGGAACTGGAATAGCTCCAGGTACTATTCCCGCTAACGCTGGACAAGTATACTTACTTACAAGCCAAATGGATCTTGGAAATAATTTTGGTATTCCGTATTTCCAAACTGATGCAGAAAACAATCCAGTCAATGCCGGTGAAATAAACGAGTATGGATTGCAAGCAGCGTATAGCTTTTTAGGTGTAAGTAATCGTGCCTATGTAGTTAGAGCAAATTTAGATACAAGTCAACTTATCGGTAACACTAGTATTCCTACAGGCTATCCAGTAAATGGTCAATTTTGGTTTGATACTACCGATACTAGTTTTGGTATTTTTCAATGGAATGGTAATGCAGCCACAGTCACTGGAGGGCAAACATTCACAGTTCAGATTCCGGCAGTGATTACAAATATTAGTCAGTTAGTGGGACAAACAGCTGGCAATGCACCAGCTAGTAGTTTTGGAGCCACTGGTAGTTATGCAATTACAGCAACTACAACGCTAAACAAATTATGGTACAAGAAAGGCGTTACTGATGGAATTAATCAAGCTGGCTGGGTCGAAGTAGGGTCTAACAACTGGATTTCAGCTTGGCCAACAGCCACTAGTACTACAGCCAGTCCAACCTTAACAGCTACCGGTATTAGTATTTCAACAGCTATTATAGGTAATGGAGCAGCAAGTCCTGCAGCAGGAACAATTCTAACAGTTACTGGAACAGTAACTGGTGGTACTCTTACAGTAGGCGATGTATTAAGTGGTGGGTCAGTGGCATCAGGCACAGAAATTATTGCTGTAAATACAGTTACATTTACAGGTAGTATTAGTACAACTACACTAACAGTCACTGGATCACCAACAGGTACTATTAAAGTTGGTATGTTAATCACTGGTACAAGTGTTACAGCTGGAACTTATATTGTTGCATTCCTAGGCGGCTCAGGCGGTGCAGGTACATACACTTTAAATCAATCAGCTACTGGTACTCCAACTACCGGTACTAGTTACACAGTGAGT